ATATTGAGGATTGAGATAACACCACATAGAGTGGTGTAGCCGGATGGTCCGGCGACGGCTACAGCGAGCCGAGATCGTTGCACGAGGTGAGAAATGTACGAACCCGCAGAAATGGACGACGCGACGCGTCTGAAGCTACCGAAACCAGTAGGCTACCACCTGCTCGTTGCGACGCTTGATGTCCAAGAGAAGACAGAAGGCGGCGTCTACATGCCGGACAGCATGAAGGCCGCAGAGCAGACCGCATCGATCATTGGATTGATCGTGGCCGTTGGTCCCGAGGCGTACTCCGACCCCGCAAAGTTTCCATCCGGCCCGTGGTGCAAGGAAGGCGACTTCGTGATTTTCCGGTCATATTCCGGGACACGGTTCAAGATTGGCGGAAAAGAGTTCCGTCTGGTCAATGATGACACAGTCGAAGCGGTGGTCGACGACCCCCGCGGTTTTGCGAGGGTATAAGCCATGAATACGAAAACCATGCAGGCGACGGGGCAGACCGAAGACCAGAGCGACGATGATGACGACTTCGAGATCGAAATCGTTGACGACGTAGCGGAAGACGAGAAGCCGCGGCGCGCGGAAGCCGCCAAGGAAGAGGACATCCCAGACGAGGGGGACCTCGAAGGCTACAGTGAAGCGGTGCAGAAGCGCATCAAGAAGCTGACGTTCGAAGCCAAAGAAGCGGCGCGCCAGCAGGCCGCCGCCGCACGCGAGCGCGACGAGGCAGCGAACTATGCCAAGTCGATCTACGAGCAGAACCGCAAACTGCAAGACCAGCTGGCCCAAGGCCAAGGCGTCGTGGTCGAGCAGGCAAAGGGGCGCGTCGAGAGCGAACTCAATAGCGCGAAGGCCGCATACAAATCTGCGTACGAGCTCGGTGACGCGGACAAGATGCTGGATGCCCAGTCCAAGCTGATCGAACTGCAGGGGCGCCTCACCCAACTGCAAAACTACCGCCCGGCACCGCGCGCGCAAGAACCCGCGCCGCAGCCAAAGCCCGCCGCGCAACCGGTCGTAAAGCTGGACGACCGGCAGACCAAATGGATGAACAACAACAAGTGGTATGGCGAGAACAGCGAGATGACTGGCTTCGCGCTTGGCGTCCACGAGCGCCTCGTACGCAACGGTGTTGATCCGAACAGTGAAACATACTACACTGAGATTGACTCCGCTGTTCGCAAGCGGTTTTCGGACGAATTTTCCGACGGTGCAGGTGACGAGGTCACGCCGGCTCCACGGAAAGCGGCTAACGTGGTGGCCCCGGCAGGACGTTCTGCTCCCTCACCACGCCGTATCAAGTTGACCTCGACACAAGTCGCTCTCGCCAAGCGACTGGGCCTCAAGCCCGAACAATACGCGGCGCAAATCATGAAGGATGCCAAAAATGGTTGATCGTACCCCCCGGACCGCTGAGACTCGCGAAACAACTTCGCGCAAAAAAACGTGGACGCGTCCATCGGCTCTGCCGACCCCCGAAGCCCGTGAGGGAGTAAAATTCCGCTGGATTCGGACGGCTCTGCTCGGTGCGTCGGACAACCCCAACGTATCAACTCGCTTCCGCGAGGGATATACCCCCGTCAAGGCATCGGACTACCCCGAGATGCAGCTCGTCTCCGACATGGACTCCCGATTCAAAGGGAACATCGAGGTTGGCGGACTTCTTCTCTGTGCAATCTCTGAAGATATCGCGGAGTCTCGCGTCGAGGCCCAGCTGGCAGACGCCAGTCGCGCAATGGATGCAGTTGACAACAACTACATGCGAAACTCCGACCCCCGAATGCCGGTTCTGAAACCAGAACGGTCGTCGCGCACATCGTTTGGCAAGTAAGCATGGTGCTTCTTGCTCTGATCCCAGCCCTCTAGGAGACTTGAAATGGCTACAGTTGCCTCTCCCTACGGCCTCCGCCCGATCAATCTGATCGGCGGTACTCCGTTCGCTGGCTCTACCCGCGCGTTGAAGATCGCGTCCGGGTATGCTGCCAACATCTTCAACGGTGACATTGTGCAGATTGCTGCTGATGGAACCATCACCAAGGTGACGAACGTCGGCACAGCCGCCGATGCGTTCCCAGCCGGCACTGTTGGCGTCTTCGTAGGCTGTGCCTACACTGACTCCACATACGGCTTCACGACACGCAATTACTGGCCCACCGGCACAGTAGCGGCTGACGCCATTGCGTATGTCGTAGATGACCCGAACACACTGTTTCAGGTCCAAGCCGACGCTCCTGTCGCCCAAGCACTGCTGCACACCAACATGGGTGTGAACCAGACCGCCGGCAACACAGCAACAGGCAATTCCAAAGTCGCTTTGGACGTCGCCACATCGGCAGTCACCGCCACGATCTCCTTCAAGGTCGTTGGTTTTGTTGAAAGCACCACCTCGACTGTTGGTGACGCGTTTACGGATGTGATTGTGAAATTCAATCCTTCGTCTCATGCGTACACTGCCGGCCTTGGCGTGGCATAAGGAGTATCCGGAATGGCTATCTCACGCGCACAGCTCCTGAAGGAGCTCCTCCCCGGCCTCAATGCCTTGTTTGGCCTTGAGTACGACAAGTACGAGAACGAGCACGCTGAAATCTACGAGACGGAAACGTCCGAGCGTTCGTTCGAAGAAGAGACCAAACTGTCGGGCTTCGGCGCGGCACCGGTCAAGAACGAAGGTCAGGCACTGTCGTATGACAATGCCCAAGAGTCGTACACTGCACGCTATACGCACGAAACTGTTGCGATGGGTTTCTCGATCACCGAGGAAGCGATGGAGGACAATCTTTACGATTCCCTCTCCGCACGTTATACCAAAGCACTGGCCCGCGCCATGGCGTACACAAAGCAGGTCAAGGCAGCCCAGCTGCTGAACACAGGCTTTGACACCTTCACAGGTGGCGACGGCGTCACACTGTTCAGCACTGCGCACCCAACCGTGCAAGGTGTCGTGAACCGTAACCGCCCCGCAGTTGACGCCGACCTGAACGAAACCTCGCTCGAGCAGGCTGTGATTGACATCGCAGCGTTTGTTGACGAGCGTGGCCTGCTGATCGCGGCTCGCCCGCGTAAGCTGATCGTTCCACCTGCGTTGATGTTCGTGGCGACACGCCTGCTGCAGACAGAGCTCCGCGTCGGCACCGCCGACAACGACCTGAACGCACTGAAGTCCAATGGGTCGATCCCAGAAGGCTACCGCGTCAACCACTACCTGACGGACAGTGATGCTTGGTTCCTTGGTACGGACGTGCCGAACGGATACAAGCACTTTGTGCGCTCGCCAATGGCAACATCCATGGACGGCGATTTCGACACAGGTAACACCCGCTACAAAGCGCGGGAACGTTACTCTTTCGGCGTCAGCGACCCCCTCGGCATGTACGCCTCACCCGGCGTATAAGCCTTAGTTATAAGGCGCTTAGCTCTGGAAAGGCCCACTTCGGTGGGCCTTTTTGCTTGTGTAGACAGCCCCCACACAACGTGCTATCCTGCCCACATCCCTGACAGTCGCACAACGCGGCTGACCTTAACCCAGACAGGAGAATATCATGGGAACTACGACTTTTTCGGGACCGGTCAACTCGACCAATGGTTTCGTTGGTGATATCACTGGCGCCGCCAAACTCCCCACATATACTGTTGCCACAGCACCTTCCGCAGTCACTGCTGGTGCAGGTACGGTCATCTATACAACTAACGGCGCGGCCGGGTCTCCGATCCTCGCGTTCTCCAACGGTACGGACTGGAAGCGGTCTGACACTGGCGCCACGATCGCAGCGGCGTAAGGTGAACCATGACAATTAAATGGACACCTGCTGACGCAGACGAGATCGAGCGGCGCAAGCCGAAGCCCCCGAAGAAACCGTCGACCAAGAAGGGATAACCCATGGCACGAGATCAAGTGGCAGTCTCCTGCCCGCCTGATGTATGGACAGAGCTGACCAACGCAGACGTGACGCAAATTACCTTTCAGGTGATCTCGGGGTCTGTGAAGGTGCGGTTCACGACGGGCGCTGCCCCGTCCGCGCTGTCTGATGCGGGGTACGAGTACCATGCCAACTCGGCTGAGTATCAGCGTGACGGTGAGCTTCGAGCTTCCGTCGCTGACTTTGCTGCTGTGGCTGGCGCCGATCGTGCCTTCGCGACGCCGTTGAACGGCCGCCGCGCGGTAGTGGTCGTAGACCATGCGTAATTGGCATGGAAATCTCTCGCCGTTCGGGAAATGGCATACGTCAGAGGATGACGCGGAGGCAATCCCCGCAAACGCAATCCGCGACCGTGCGGGTAATCCAATTCGTGACCGCGCGGGCAACATAATCGAATCGAGAGTATAGGCATGTCAAATATTTATGATCTAGCGGATATCTGGAACGATGGGGCAACCACGTTCACCTCCATCAAGGTAGACGTCACCGATACTGCATCCGCTGCGGGGTCCAATCTGATGGACTTGAAAATTGGTGGGGTTAGCAAGTTTCGGGTTGATAAGGCGGGGGCTGGGTATTTGGAGACTGCCGCTGGCGATGGAATTTATTTGAACAATGATGGATTTGGAACAACATTCCCTAGCTTTATATCTTTTGTAGTCGGAGGTTCGCGCAAAGCGTACTTGTTTGCATCTGCTCAAGGCCAGCTAGAAATTGGAGGAACTGGCGTGGGTGGCGACTCAATGCGATTTACAAGCGGGGATGCATACATATTTCGAAGCTTGGTCGGTGGGGATGCTATTCTAAACGTTGACGCCACTAACGTCTTCGGCTTGCGCAATGGCACATCCCCAAACGCTTTAAACATCTACAACACATACACCAACGCCAGCAACTACGAACGGGCGCGTATGGGTTGGGCTGCTAACGCATACGAAATCAAACCGGAAGCCGCTGGCACAGGAACGGTTCGTGTGTTGCATATCTCTGGTTTGCCCACGTCTGATCCCGGCACTGGTATTCTTTGGAATGACGCTGGCACGGTAAAGGTAGGAGCATAAGATGAAAACGATTGAACTCACCGACCACGAATTGCAAGCGCTCGTAGGGCTTTTGGACGCTGGTGTGAAAGCCGTTGGGCTTCGTGCGGTCAAAGACGCGGCAACCCTGCTTGATAAACTAGAGGCAGCAACACAATCAGAGGAGACTGCAAACAATGGCTGATATTACTCTCACGGTCGTCGGTTCTGCCGTCGGCACAATCATTTCAGGGGTATCCCTTGCGCCTGATGACAGCGACCGTTTGCTGGCGTTCCTAGCGGCCACACATGGGCTGGACTCTGACGGCGAGCAGCGAACCCCACAGCAGATGATTAACGCATATTGGGCTGGCATGGTGTCAGGCACAC